GCACGCTATCTCTGTCCTCTGGGAGGGTTGGAGGTTCGAATGATCGGTAAGGGGGTTCAAATGTAGGCATTATTTTTTCTTTCGTAGTTTCTTTAGGTCTTCGCCTGTGATCTTCTTCTTATCGCCAGCCACTGCTGCTAGTCGCTTTTGTGCTGGTGAGTATTTGCTGTATGGCATTACTTCTTCTTTCTACTAACGGCTGCATTATCCACTAGGTTTGGATAAGGGCGACCTGCTGCTTTGGCTCTTGCTTTTGCTTGAGTCTTTTGTGCAGGGGTCAATGGTGTAGAAGTTTTCTTTGGGTTCTTTTTATCCCAAAATGCTTTCTTCTTCACTACATTCCTTTTTTGGATTTCATTGTCTTGGCTGCAGCCTTAGCTTTTGCTTTACCTTTTGCTGTGTATGGAAATTTCTTTCCGCCTACCATTGGCATAGTTAGCCTTTCTTGTTTCTGTTTGATATTGCTGCTGCTTTCTTTTTAGCATCAGCCTTGCTACTTGCTCCCCACGCTTGTAAGGATAGTAGAAGTCTTGTTGGTTCTCCGTTTGGTTTTCTTTCTGGTCCAGGCATACTGCCCATTCTTGCTAAGAAAGATGCACGACGAGGATTGTTACCTGATTTCACTGGGGCTTTTAATGTGCCACCAGTTTGTGCTTTGTAACTAGCACGACCCTTAGCGTTCAATCCGCCCTTTGGGTTCTTGCCTTCTTTGCGTTGCCACGCTGCTGTCTTTGCCACTGTAAGTCCTTAACTAAAGAGGTGGTGGAGCCATTGCTGACCCCACCACCAGTGTAGCGATTAAACGCTATTAGGAGTTGGCTCCGATTGAGCTTGAAGACTCAATACGGTAGATAGCATCTTCACGAAGAATGCTGTATCCAACAAAGTGCTTCCAGCCCATACCTTCGAAACGGCGTAGAGCGTCAGTCACTGGTACATCCACCATTACTGGGTTGGCACTGTATCCGCCACCAGTTGAGAATGCCTTAGCAACTGCCTGACGGCCCATAATTAGGGTTCCGTAGACATCAATAGTTCCAGTTGCAGCAGTTCCTGAGCCATCTGATGCGTTCGCGAATAGCGGAGCACGAGATGTTTCAATGAACTGAACACCTTGGAAGTTACCAATTACACCGTTGTAGATACCTGATGGGTCTGAGTAGATATGTGGGTCTGACCAGTTAGTTCCACCAGTTGCTCCACGGAAGTCATAGGAAACATCTGGGTGGATGAATCCTTTGTACATTCCATTGAAAGTACCTGCGTTGTTAGTGCGTAGGCTTGCTACTGCACGACGAACTGCGTTACCAGCAAGAGTATCTCCTGTAAGAACATTGGCACGAGAAGTACCTGTTCCTGCGAAGATTGCGTTTGTACCTGTCTGGAAAGCGTTGCGAGCAACACCATCAATAGAGATACCAGCGTTGAAGCCAATTACATTGGCAACGATTGGGTTTACTGCTGTGAAGGCAGTAGCACGCAACTTGGCTGATGTCTGAACAGCGTTACCGTATTCCTCAAGGGTTACAGTTACTTGTGAGTCATCCAATGCAACTGGAGTCACTGTTCCTGTTTCGCCTAGTGGAGATGATGCTGCTGATAGATCAGCAATGATGGTGAACTTAACAGTTGCACCTGGGTTGGTTAGATCAGTTGTCTGTACATCTACAACTGAGTCATAGTAAAGCTCTGGGCGTAATGCGAAGTACATTAACTTCTCATACGCTGTCTGCGAAATGTTTAGATTCGCAATTTCTGTAATAGCCATTCTGGACTATTCCTTTCGGTTAGATTCGGAAAAACTGTCCTGGCCGAGAGTCGTCGAGAGGAACTCCCTCTTTCTGTAGAATGTTTAGAACTTCATCTACAGATTCTGCTCTACTGATTGCATCTCGTGCGTCGTATTGACCCACGCTGTCTGCACCAGCAGAGGTGGATGCGATTCTTGAGTGAGCCGCTAGTTCTGCATTAGACACTGAAGGTGCTTCGGGTGCAGGTGTTGCCTGTCCGATTAGCCCAAACTCAGTGGCAGATGCCTTAATAGCCTCTACTGTTGCTTCGCCGTCGTATGCTTTCGCAAACAACTTTCCTGTTGGGGAATCCAAATCTATGCCTGCTTTGAGTAGAGCGAGTTCTCGTTTTGCTGCATTTGCTTCTGCCTTGGCAGAGTCTGCTTCTTTTGCTTTACGCTCTAGTTGCTTTCTCCACTGTGGCTCTCGCTCTTGCTGAGGTTCGTTCTCCTCAAAATCTTGGTCAAGATCGTTTTCTTCATATTGAGTTGTCATTTTGTATCAGTCCTTTTCCATATCGCACACTGTCGGACAAACAACAATGTGGTGGGGTCTTCCCGAGTTGATTTGTTTTTTTGAGCGCAATGCTCGTAATAGATACCTGATGACCTACCAGGAGCTACTACCTTCACTCATTTATGGTTCTCAGTGACTCTAGTGGTAAGTCACTACGCTTCAAGCGGAACCACCTCTGACTTCCTGTAGAAATCGTTTGAGGCAATAAGATAAATGTAGCACAAATAGTGACAGCCCCACAATTAGGACTCGGATAATTGCAGGGCTGTCAGTGTAAGTTTAGCGTGCTGCTCGCCTCAAGCCTGTAACTCCTTGCTGGCCTTCAGCATAGCCACCTCCTGCTTGGAACTCTGCCAAACGACGGCGTTGTTCTCTTTCAAGTTGGACTTGAGCAGTAACATCTCCTGCTACTACTCCTCTGAGTAGTTGTTGCTCAGACACTGAACCACCTTCGCCACCTAATACTTCTTGTGACAGTGGGCGTAGAACTCCTGCTGACTGAGCAGCTTGAGTTAGTTCTTTGTAATCCAAAGTAGTGTCTGTTGCTCCACCTAGAACAGAGCCAGTGAGTTCTTCTGCTTGTGCAGTGCCAAATCCTGCTTGCTGTAAGGCTGCTGCTGTTTGAGCCACATTGTATTGTCGTTGTAGGAATGGTTTAGTCTTCTCAGGGTTTAAGAAGTAAGCCACTAATCCTGACTCGTCAATATTGTAACGCTCTTTAAGTTGTGCCTTGATTGCAGGGTCTGCTGCTTGAGAGGCTCTTTGAGCCAAAGAAACTCTGCCTTGAAATTCATTGTACGAAATGTCATTGGCAATGTAGTTAGTGAAGTCATCTTGATTATCAAACAGTTGGCTTGGTAATCCTGCTTCTCTTAAAGTATCTCGGTAAAGTTTTTCCATATTTAGATACTCAGCCTCAGACAGTGCTGGAAGTCCTTTAGACACTCTAGTTGCATTGGCAGCAAACCTTTTCTTGTAAGCGTCACTGCCTCTAAGAGCCAACATAATTGAGGCTTCAGATAAATCTTCAATAATTAATGATTCGATAGTGGCAAAAAAATCATCACCAAAACCGTATTCGGAAGCAAGAAGTCTTGCAAAATCTCTAGCACCTCTAAGTGCTCTTTCATCTACTGCTGGTGCTGTAGGGGCTGTAGGTTGTGGAACTATTCCGCCAACATCAACAAATCCGCCACCACCGCCACCACCTCCGCCTCCTCCTGAAGGACCAGATGGAGTACCAGTTTGGGTTTCGGCTTGAGGTATGAAAGTTAATGCTGATTGCAGTCTTTCTCTTTCTGCTCTTTCAGCAGGAGTTGTACTGCCTCGCTTTTCAGCAGTTTGTTTAAGTGCTTCAATTCTATTAAATGCTTGTAAGGATTCTTGGGTAGTGAGTAGGCCAACACCTGCTTTGGCTTTTTCTAAGTTCTCCTGTAGTGACTTCAGTTCTTTATTAGCCTGAATCTGCTTAGGGGTTAATCCTTGTGCTTCTAATTCACGACGCTTGGCTGTAACGGCATCTGCTGCCGCTCTTCTAGTTTCTTCTGCTGTTGCCATTAGTTATCCCATCAGTCCAAAGTCCTTGAGGACTTTTAGCATTATGTTGTCGTAGCTTGCTCTTGCGTTTGAAGTCTTCTGCCAGCGTGGGTCTTTGCGTAAATCTTTTTCAAACTGCCAGATTGGTTTGGTCATAAACTGACCTTGTTCGTTTTGCATATTCACTGCTTGTTGGATAGTTGGGTCACTGTAGTCAATACTGTTTTCATCTATCTCAAGGATATTAGCCATTGCCCTCTTGTATGGTGAAGTAATAGAGTCAAAGGTTTCTCCCTTGTTGATTCTATCTGCAACTCCTACATATCGAGATGCTGCTGATTGCCTGATGTCATCTAGGAAATCTTCCACTGATTGACCTTTACCCACTAGGGCTGCTTTCTCTGAATACCAATTAGTACCCATATCAATTCCATACTGGCGAGCAGCATTTCTTAATTGATCTTGAGCCTTGCCTAATACTCCATCTACATCTTCAGTGGCAAACTTATTGGCTAGGTAGCCGCGAGCCCAAGAGCCGAGATCAAATCCTGGGGTTGTTTCAGTGACAGTGCGATTGCCTTTTCTCACTACCTTTGTTACTGCAGGAGCCTTAGCAGCAGCTTTTACAAGAGCAACACGCAAATCTTCTATCTCACCAGAAGTGCCAGACCTGCCGATTGTTTCTTTGAAAAACTCTTGAGCCCTGATTCGTGCTTGTTTAGCAGCATCTGATTTATCACCTACTTGTGGTAGTCCGTAGTTCACTGCTGATTCAGTGATAGAAGGTCCTTTTGGAAGAGTAGTACCAGCAGTTCTTGATGTTTCTGCTATCAAATCTTCAGCATCTTTTGCAATACCTAAAAATAATTCTAATTCGTTTGAATAATCATCAAACTTTTCATAAGCAGAAATAACTCTATCAACACTAGCATTAGCGTCAATGTGACCATTAGCAATAAGCAGATTTTTAATTCTTGTGTAGTCAGTGTCGGCTACAAAACCATCAGCTTGTGCTTTTAGTGTAGTTAAAAAATCGGTTAAGGTAGGGTCTAAAGTATCGCTTGTACTTCGAGCCTCTAACTCATAATCTCTTTGGCCAGGCTTTAATGGTTTCTTCGCTGGTCTTCCTTTTGCCGTTCCAGCAGCAGTTTCCCTACGCTTACTTAAAGCAATATCACTGCCGATTGGGTCAATACTCATTAGTCAATCTCCTCTAGTGTGTCGGATTCTAAAAATCTGTTGTACCAGGTATTGAAGGCTCCAGTAGGGTCAAGAGTAGCAATTTCAGTGACTGCCTGTTCCCAAGCCAGTTTTAACCTAGCATTTGATTTAGCCTCTAAATTTGCCGAGCCACCAATTTTTTTGCGTCTTTGGAGTTCTGAAGTAAATTGATTTCTAGCATTCTTGTATTCAAGGAAGGCATCCCAGACTGGCTCATCTCCTCGTTCGGCCATAAATTTCTTGTCGTCTAGGACAATATCTATGGCTTTTAAGAAGGATGCGAAACGCTTAGAGCCAGCACCCTCGCTGTATTCCTTCCACCAAACAAAGTTATCTTTGCGCTTGTCTGCAATAAACTCTCTTTTTAATTGGGCTAAATCTTCAGCACCTGATTCACTGTAAGAAGTAAGACCTCTTGCAGATAACTTAGTATCAAGTATGTTCTTAAATGATGAGAATTCAATCCAGCCTCGTTGCAAAGAATTTATGGCAGCAATTTCATCTGCTGGCGTTGCTTCACGGAAAGGTTTACCTGTTCGATAATCATTAGTAAGTTGCCAAATGTAAGCATTCTGATCGAAGGTAGTAGGAGCACCAGCACGATTAGTAATTAGTTGTGTGAACTCAGGGCTCATACCCAACCTAGGGTCTGTAATCTTGGAAATAAGATTTGGGTATTTTTTTGCATAGTTAGTAGCATCTAAATTAGGATTGATACCAGTTGGGTTTCTACTCAATGAAAAGAACATCTCAAAGTAATCTGGATGATCTTGATAGAATCTAAGTGCTGCATCAGCCCCAAACTTAGTTCTGTATTCTCTAGCCTTGTTAATGTAAAACTCTAACTCAGGGCGATATTTCACTGATACTGGCAAAGTTAAAGAAGAAGCAACTCTTAACAAAGTGAAGGCATTTACTCTATCTCTAATTTCTTGATCTGTAGGTGGTTCTGCTCTTAGACCATTTCTGTATTTGTTATTTTCTATTTGCTTAGAAATAACAAAATCACTAGCATAATCTTTAGCATCTTCTTGCTTAAAAGCAGTACGGATTTGTTTTACTACGCTTGGTAAAACAATATCGTAAGAACCAAATTCTCTTGACGGTCCTCTTGGAATAAAATAATTTGTTATTTGAGTAACACTAGGAAGAGGGAACTGTTTAGCAATCTCAGAAGCAAGAACTTGGGTGAAGACTCCATCACCAATTCTCCACCAATCTTCTCCTTGCAAAATTAAGTTGGCAGCACCTTTAGCAAAACTAATTGTTTCTTTGCCAGCCAATGCTTTTCCTAGTGGAGTATTACGCATCCAATTTGGTATTTGCATTGTTACTACATCTTGATCTATTTGCTCATCACGCTGAATTAAACCTGCTCTTTCAGGGGATTCATAAATGTACCCAGCACGAGCTAATAGGCTTGGGTCGTTGTAGACTAATTTAGCCCAAACTTTTGCAGTGTTTTCTTGAGCAGCAAAGAATGGTTCTAAGAAACGAACAAATGATGAAAAGTTACTGTAGCGTTCAATAGTGTAAAGAGTCCGTCTAGTTTCTGCTAATGATTTTCTTCTAGCGTTGGCTACTATTTTGTTTAATTCTGTTTTAGTTAGTGGAACGCCTTGTGCTATTCGTAGATCAATGCTTTCTTTAAGTGTTTGTTTGTACACTGCACCTGCAAATGGATGCCTAACAAAATTATCTTCAGGCATAGCACCAATGTACTTAAATATCTTTCTAACTGTATTGTTGTACTGTTCGCTAAATACTTTATCTGGTACTTCTTCAATTTTATCGCCGTGAATAACTTTCAAATCTTTTCTTTGACCTAATGCTAACTTCAAGTCAGCAGCAGTTAAGTCTTCATTAGCTACTCGTTTTTGTAAATTTGCATCAGGAAAATATCTATCTACTGCGTAACTCATTTGGAGAGCATAGTCTTCAGGGTCTTGTGCTCTTGATAAACGAAAATCTTTTCTACCTTCAGGGGTATTTTTTAAGTAGTCTATTACCTCATCAACAGTTTTACCTTGTAGTAATTGTTTAGTTGTTTCAGCGTTTCTAAACTGACGAGCAACGCTTTCTAAACCAATAAAGTAATTAGGGTCATTAGGTTCTAGTTTAGTAAATCCTGCCGAGCGATACCTTGCTTGATCTACAGAACTAAACACTCTACCTGGTGAAGATATTTCACGAGCAATACGAGATTCAGTACCAGCTAAACCTGCTAATACTTTACCAAAGTCATCTTCAAATGCTTGAGGTAAATTTTCTACATCTCTGTAAGTAAAGACACCTTCATTACGACGATACCTATTTCCTTTAACACCTTTTTTATTGGCTTGCTGTACATAATAAGCAATTTTTGCTTCGCCTTCTTTTATGTATTCTTTGCGGGCATTTATTTCTTCTAATGCTTTTTCTACTCTAACTCTATTAGTTGGACCCTTACTCCAAGATTTCATTGATTCTTCTAAATCTTGTATTTTGTTTTTGCTTATTTGAATCATATCGCTTTGAGTATCAACCAACCTTTGCCAAGATGTACGCAATGGTGCTAGTTTTACTGCAGTGCCTTTGGTTTGTTTTAATAATTGAGCCTCTTTAGCCATATTTACATAATTTGTTATTCCTGCATTGCGATTTAGATACCAATGTTTTGTTGCATTTCCAATATCTTTAGGAGAATGTAAAGAAAATAAACCTCCCAATGCTGCTACTGCTCTAAGTGTTCCTTCGCCAACATTTCTTTGTGGGTATCCAAAACGCATCAAAACGGCTGGCCGCCAAATTTGATCTAAGGTATCCATCTTATTAACAATGCCACCTCTAATAGATAAATCTGCTTGTTGCCAAATTTTTTGTGTTGCTTTTAATCGTTTTTCTAAAGCCATAATATCTACTATTGGCATACTGTCTGCTAATTGAGATGATAGTTGCGGAGCAACAATTCTTCTTCCTTGTTCGTCTATTAAATAAGTTTGTTCTTTGTAAAATTTAATTTGATTAGATCTTCTTTTTTCTAATTCTTTAATAATTTCATCAGCATCTTTACGAGAAACACCATATTTTTTAGCAACTGCTGTAATAGCAACAGTTTCTAATCTAGTAGCAACTCTTTGACGACTAATATCGTCTGTTGCGGATAACCAACTATTGATAAAAGACTTGCGTTGTTCAGGAGTAAAGGCAGATACCTTACCAACAAAGGCTTGTATTTCACCTACTGAGTCACTGGAATTGATACCTTTAGTACGCACCCAACCTGAAGGGCGTTCTCTAAATGGCCAACTAACTACACCTACAGTGGCTACAAAAGGATTACGGCGAAAATACTCAATATCCCAAACTTTATTTTGACTTGTAGAAAGTTCGCCTCTTAAAACTGCTTTATCGGCTCTTACTTTTTCAACAGCGTTAAATACTGAAGGACCTCTGTAACCTACTTTAGATTCTGCTGCTTCTACTGCTCTAGCCAAGTAAGCATCTTTTTTAACTAAATCTCTAAACTCAGCTCCAAGTGCTCGGCTATTTTCTTTTAATAAAGCCAATTCGTGAATATCTTTACCTTGTTTAGCAGCATTGATTTGTAATGTTAAATCTCCTAATCCACTGCGAGCCCTATTTAATGCAAACCAAGTGCTTGCTGATTCTTGGGCTAATAATCTTTGGGCATTAACATCACCTATTGCAGACCGATAAATCAATCCTGCTGTGTAAAGATCAGTGTTCTCTCCTAATAGACCTGCCAAAACTTCAGGATTAGATGAATCTTTAATAACCCTGTGTTTAATTAGTTGATCTCCTGATAGAACTGTGGTTTGTTTTAGAAATTCATCTACACCATCAGCGTATGTAATTGAATCTAAATCTTTTTTGGTTTTATCAAGTTGTTTTTCTAATCGTGGTAAGGAACGATTAAGTTCAATTCTTTCTGCTTCAATGTCATCTAAGGTTCTGCCAGTAATAGCAGTGTTTTCTAAATCTAATTCATCTAAACGATTTTTTGTAGCAAAATAAGATGATCTAACATCTTCTGCTCTTGCTAATTTATCTACATCTGCTTTAGCAACTACTTTTTCAGGTGTAACTTTTGTATCTAAATACTTTAATCTACTTACTGCACCCAACTTACCAAATACAAAAAAAGGTGATACAAAACTGCCAGCAATTAAATCTGCTGTACCAGTCAATAAGTTAAAACCACCAAAGCGTTCTTCTCTTTCTTGTTCGTCATAAGGATTGTAGAGTTCGCCAGTTTTAGGATTGTATGAACTTGGGCTAAAGAATTGACCTATTTTGTTTCCAAAGATGTTATCGGCAATATTCTCTAAACGATAGGTAGCAGCATTAGCCATTGAGATTGATTGTGCTGCTCTTTTTTGTTGTTCTTTTGTTGCTGTTTTACCTTGGATAGTGTCAGGCAGAAAAAAATCAGAAACGGTTTGACGAGCTAAATTGCCTTTGAACTTTTCGCCTTCTAAATAACCTAAAGTTTCAAAAGCACCTAAAACGCCTTGTCCAATTTTGGTTTGGGCTAAAGTTTGACCTAGCCCTTTGAACTTATTCCAAATGCTGTTACCTTGAGGATTTGCAGATAAGGACATTGTTACTCCTTGGTCAAAATGCCAATTAGGTCCTCATGCTGATCTGGTGTTAAGTCGCTGACTTGTGCCAGACCCCAAGCGAGAGGAGCGTTGTCAAACCCGAAGGCATCAAGATACTTCGAAAAGTTCAATGCCCACGCTGGCGTAGAGTCGAGTGCCATTTCACACGCTCTTTAGATAAAGTACAAAATCTCTTAAAACTTGTGGTGAGTCCTGTGCCTGTGCAACTACTTCAATTACTGGGATGTAACCCTTGAGTCTTTGCATATCGTCACCCATAGTGTCAGGTTGGAAAGAAGGACCAGGACCTGCACCAAAAGGTGCTCCTGCTGTAATTGGTTCTTCAGGAAACTGGGTAGGAGCTGATAAAGGTACTGGTTGTTCCATTGGCATTGGGGCAGACATAGCAGTATCCACTGGAGGTGCTTGAGTTCTACCCATTGGCACTGCTCTTTGAGCATCTTCTAATTGCTTACGCATACCTTGTTGCATTCCGCTTGGTGCTGAAATAGGCAACTTAGCAGCAGGATTTAAGTCAGTGCGATTGGTGTAAGCCTTACCGATCTGACCGTTTCTGCTACCGCCTCTACCTCTACTGGCCACCTAATGCTCCTAATAATTGGTCTAGTGATGGTGCTGGTGCTTGTGCTTGCTCTACTGGTTGCTCTGCTCCCATACCTGGCATTGCTAATCCTGGCATAGTTTCAGGGGCTCCCATAGGAGCAGGAGTAGCCTGACGCTCTTGTGCTTCTTTTTGAACCTTCTCCACTGCACTTGCTAAGTCCATCTTGTCACTGACTACGAGTTTCATAATCTTAGCTAGGTCTGCTGGTGGGATTGCTCCTTGAGCAGCTTGTGTCTGTACAGATGATAGTAGTGCTGCCTCTAAGGACTCACTCACTGTCCTATCGTGCTCAACCTCTGGGTCAGAAATTAGTGGGTCAATCTCTTGGGCTGTTCTCTTAGACATTGTTCCAATACCTACACGCTGTCCTAGTCCTACAACAAGGGCGTTGGCATCTGCTCCTGCGTAAGCGTAAGTCACTGTGTTTGCATCTGTTTCAAAATCTTTGTTAGGGATGTAATCAACATGCCCCTTGACCTTGCCTTGAGATACATAGAATGAACGACGCTGATTACCAAAGTAAGACTTAGCAATAGCGATTGCTCTCTTGTTTTCTTCGACCAGTGAAGCAGCAAGAATCTCTTGGGCTTCTTGTACTGGGAAGTCCACTACAGCAGAAAGGATTGCATCACCACGCTTGCCAGTTCTAATGTTAGAAGTAGATTCACCACCGAACTCAGCAGGTGTTCCTGAAGTAATACGCATATTACGCTCTAGGCGATCAATGGTTGCGTTAGCAGCAGTGCCTTGGCCCATACCTGCTTCTCTGATCTCACCACCTTGGATGATATTCACCATACCTGTTCTGCCGTCATACGGACCAGAAATAAATTTGGCTGATTCACCTGGGCGTGATACTAAGTAAGTGTCAGGGAAGATGCCTCGCTCAACTGCAATGACCTCTAGTGCCATAAGTTTTGCTTGCAACTGATACATACCAACAAGTCCATCAAACTGACCCATTGCTCTATCAAGAGTAATACGACCTGGTACAACTGCTAGGTTCATACCTGTTCTGTTTGGTACTCGTTCTAGTTCTACATAACTTGCGCCACTGGATAAGCCTGGTGTTACTTGTTCACCAATCACTGCGGTAACTAGGATGTCACCATCCATGTACTCCAATAGTTCAAACATAGTGTTTGGGTCTGCATTGGCACGCTTGTTTAGTTTGCCCATCTGCTCGGGATAGTTTTCTTGCAACCACCTGTAGCCACGCTTAAAAGTAAAGATTGCATCTGGTGGACACATCTCATCTGGGTCCTCAGTTGGTGCAACAAAAGTAGATAGTGGGTTTCTTACTTCCCACTTAGCAATACCACGCTTAGGGTCTGGTCTTAACACTACAGGTGATGATGCGTAACCAATCATTAGCCTTGCACGACGACGAAGTTTTAGTGGAAGTTTGTTTGCTTCCCACCAACCTAGAGTTGCACGACGGCGAGTGTTAGCTCTTTTCTCACTAGCGTTGTTGCCAGGTTCTAAAGCAGGATAAAAACAATTTGGGTAAGTGGATGCGATACGCATAGCACTTTGATCTAGTCCAGTGGCAATTAAGTTAGCCACAGCACTTGCCTCGGACTTATCCATCTCAGGCAGTGGGATAATAATGTCGCCGTTGTATGCGTCACGAAGTTTTTGCATACGGCTAATCACTGGCGATTGTGCTCTCTTGCGTTCCTCTAGTAGAGCCACTATCGAATCGAGCGAAGGTCCTGACAAGTTATTTACCTTCCGTAACCATTAAGTCTTGTTTGACTAATTCTAAAATTCCAACGACAGTGATTGCGTCAATTTCACCTTCTGAGCGCAATACTATCCTCGGTATTCCCTCAGAGGATACAACATAACTGACTTCAAGAGAATAAATTAGCATATCTGACTCTGATATTGACACTAATTTACCCATCTTTGGTTGCTTCTTAGCCAACTAGGTCTATGAAACATTGGTGGGGTTTTAGATTTTACTGGGAATAGATTAGGTGCATTCCATATTAGGAACCAATGAGCCATCACTGTATCGTCGGTACTGCCTTCAGGCCAAGCACTTAGTTCTTTAATCATAGGTTCTACTCTTTTACGAGAGCCATCCATCACTGCACCTGGGAATCTAACCCTGCCGTAGCGATAGTGAGGGGCCATAGTCTGAACTCCATAGTCAGCATCAGTCTTATTCCTAGTAGTAGCGTGTGGAATCACTGAAACACCCCTCAAAGATTGCCACCTACGCACATGGTCGTATTGCAAGAGGAAGCGTTGAGCCGCATTGGATTCAACTATTAGATAAGTGAATGGTCTGCCTTGGTCATTTGACCTTTGCCACCATTCCTCAAGTAGCCCTGAGAACACACCATTGCTGTGATTCCAGTCTAGGAAGTCAGGAGCATCCATTGGAGCCCTATGTAAATCAACTAGGGTCTGTATTTCAGTGTCGGGGTCATAGAGCCAATGCTGAACAGCCCAGAATCTAGTGGGAGAAGGGTCAGCAGTGACTACACTGAAAGCCCCACTTGCTATGTTCTTAGGGATTATCCCTGCTTGTCTGTCATTATCCCAACAGCCAGGGAAGTCTTCACCAGTTCCATCTCTGCCACCATCAATCCAAAGCCTAGGCACTAACTGGTTTTGAGGGTCAGTGTCTTCTTGCTGATACAGAACTAGGAATCTATCTTCCCTATTCTTCTTAATTCGATTGAGTTCTTTCCAAGGCAAGCGATAAGGGTCAAGCAAGCACCCCTCTGGCCAAGCCGTACTTAAACTAGATTCGTCAATATGTTTCTCAGGGTAATAAGCCTTGTAGGAGATGTGGTGGTACTTCCTCTTTGGTTCCTCTCCTAGAACTTCAAAGTCATCACCATCAACCAAGTCCAGTGCATAGCGATACAGGTCCTCACTACCCATCCTCTGCCCTTGCAGGATTAGCAAGCCACCTGGGTCAAGTCGAGTTTCAGCTTCAGTTTCCCACCAGTTGATTAGATTCTCTCTAGCATCCATAGTCCTTAAAGTCTTTTTATCTACTAAGTCATCCCAGATAACTAAATCAAATCGGCCTCCTAGAAAGCCTGAGTCCATTCCGTAAGCCACAAAAGATGATTCTTTATCTTCTACACTGATACCCCCTGGCTGTTCAAGGATGAACTCCTCTAATCGCCATAGTTCAGGGTTGGTTGGTTTGAATCTTCCATAGTCTTGCATCAAGGTAGCTACAGCATTGGTAGCCATACCCTTCTCTACAAGTTCAGGTTCTGCTTTTACAGGGATTGATCTATCGAAGGTTCTCCTTAGACGACCTGTGTACATCTTTGCTTGCTTCTCTGTCCTAGAGCCGATCATTGTTCTAAGGCTTCTATCTCTCACTGCAAGCCAACAAGGTAAGTCGTGAGTGAAGAAGGTAGATTTACCTGAGCCTGGAGGAGCATTTACTACCAAGTACTCTTTATCAGGACTAGCCGCTAACTCAACAATCCTCTTAACTGCATCCTCTTGCCAAGGACTATCACTTCTAGCCAGATACCTTTTACGAAAATAAGAGAAATCTTCTAATGCTTGTTGTGCAGGGCCAGTTATCAAGTTCGGGTCTAGTAAGCCAGCACCCTCAAATCCTAGTTCCCCCATAACTCTACTCATCCTGCTGTTGGGGTCTTTCTCAGACTTCATCACTGTCGAATAACTAATACCAGCATTCCTCGCAGCTTCCCTTTTTGAAGTACCCTTAATCAACGAACGACAGTAAGTGCGCCACTGGTCGTCATTGATAAATTTGCCACCACTCATAGGTGGAACTTACAGCATTACAGTTGAAGCGG